CTTGCACAACAAGTGTTAAATAAACACAAAATGCAAGAGCCTACTCTTGAAGAAAAAGTATTATCTGATTTTCACGGTCACGCACCTATAATAGAGTCAGAATACGAAGGGCAGCTTCCTAAACTCACTGCAAAAGCTAAAATTTATATACTCTCTAATCTAGAGCCTGGACAGATGTTTAGGTTTGGGGTGTCTGGTGGTGGTTGTAGTGGTTTTAACTACCTGTTCGATGTAGCAGAAGAACTTGAAGATGATGATATTAAGTTTTGTGATGATCCCCCCTCTGTTGTTGATCCTGAAAGTATAAAGTTTTTGTATGGAAGCACCATAGATTTAGTTACAAGTGGTATGAATAAACAATTATCAGTAGAAAACCCAGGAGCTAAAGCCTCTTGTGGGTGTGGAACTAGTTTTGCTTATGATGAAGAGCTTCTGGATATGTATACATGACAGAATATAATTGGATCACTAAAGAAAGTAAACTTCCTTGGTTGGTTTTAGATATTGATATTCCTTATAAAAAAATGCACGCAGAGGCAATCGCTCTTAAAAAAGAGTTTGTAGCTCACAGAGATCAAGACTATGGAGGTGGTTACAGACACCAAGGGTGGAGAAGTCTTTGTATTCACGGCATAGATGCTTATAAAACTAATCATTATGATCAATACGGTTTTAAAAGTAATGACGAAGTTCCTTACTGTTGGACACATATAGCAGAACGTTGTCCGGTTACTGTAGATTTTTTTAAAAATAAGTTCCCGTATAAAAGATACCATAGATTGCGCTTTATGTTATTAGAGCCGGGGGGATTCATAACCCCTCACGAAGATACTGACAAAAATGTGTTATCTCCTGTTAACATTGCTCTCAATACTCCAAAAGATTGCATGTTTAAAATGAAGGGGCATGAAGGATTCGTGCCCTTAACTGACGGTAAGGCAGTGTTATTAGACGTGGGAAACACTCACGCCGTATATAATAAAAGTAATGAAGATAGATACCACATCATAGTTCATGGTGTTAAAACTAAAGAGTACGAGGATTTGGTAGAACGCAGCTATGCGAAAAATGGGAATTAATAAAAACTACGTTGTAGGCATATATGATGACTCTAAGTTTAGTTTTCACATGTCACGAGGACAAAAGTTCAAAGAAATAACTGAATTTTTTACTAGATTTAAATACTTCGGACCTATAGTCGTAGGTAAATCAGTTAATGAAGTTTTAGATAAAGCTTGTGAGCACGGTGTTGATTACTGTATAGTCCAATCTGTGGGACATATAATAAAAGATGCTTTCTTTTTTAGGCACATAGAGAAGTGGATCGATAGACAAAACTTCTTTGTGACAGGTCACATCATGGATAAAAATTCAAAAAATATTAATAACCCAGAAGGTAAAGAGGGCTATTACGGACTCCATAAACAGTGTATTTTAGTTAACTTAGACTACTATAAAAAATTTGATCGTCCTGTTTTTGGGGATAAAAATTCTACGAAAGATGAGACAGTAGCAAAAGCTAAAAGACATGCTAAGGATATTCATGACGATTATACTCCTTTATCTCTAGCCCCTACTCACGAGTCTACTATTTGTACTCCTCTTGTAGATGGATGGAATTTTATAAATACTAGTCTTGAAAATGGATTAATAGTGTATAATTTTCATCCTAAAATAAGAGATCATAAACAGTACCTTTATCCTACCTCTAGTGCAGAAGAACTTTCTCAACAACTCTCTTGGATTATTAATATTGTAGAATACGCACCTACTTGCGTCTTTTTTTGGAATACAGAGAATTATAAAGATCTTAAATATGTTAAGATGGAAAAACCAATCAAAAAACTGTACTCTGTTGCAGCTAGTTTCAAACCTAACATGATTCTTAATACTTATGGATTTGAAGATGATTCAGAAGTAGTATTTTTTGATTATAGTAAACAAGCTCTTGCATTCAAAAAACTTCTTTTAACTCACTGGGACGGAGAAGATTATCCTGGATTTTTGAACTGGGCAGAACAAAAGTATAGTATTAACGAAACTAAAGGAGCAGAAACAGAAACTAATACTCGTCAAGGTCTATGGGAACGAGAAATTAGTTGGTGGGAAAATGAAAAAGCTATCAAAGAACATTGGGATAGGTACAAAAAACTAAAACATGAGTTTATTCACGTTGATATTTGTGAAAATCCTGAGTTTGTAACTTCTCAAATTACACCTGATGATAATTCAGTGATATGGTGGAGTAATGCATTTCATACAGTTAATGCCCAATACCTAAGAGGTTTACAAGGGGTCACAGATTGTTATAATAAATGGTTGGAACAAATAGCTAGTAAAAATGATAGTCTTTACATATTTGGCAAAGATTATTTAGACAAACCAGTAGAGGGTGGCACATTAAAGGAGTACTTAAATGGATATAGAAAGACTTAAATTATTCAAAAGTGAAGAAGATATCAAGTCGTTTGCTAAAGTAAACGGTTACGGAGATAAAGGTATCGAAAAGCTTATTAATGAGTGGAAAGCGGCTCTCGTAGCCCCCACAAAAGAAATAAAAAAAGGTAAGAAAAAGTTTGGATTCTTAAGTAGTAATGATTATTCGTCCAAAGACTAAATTACAATTTGATAACAGTTGGTTAGATACATTAAAATTTGAAGAACATTCAGATTATGATCTAGCAGGTCATGTAAGCGCTATCGCTGTCAAAAGTGAATCTGGAAAGGTATTTGATTTTTATAGATCCGACCCCTTAGAAATACCTAAAGATTTTAAGTATACTGCTTTGTATAACAAGATTGATGCAGTCAAAAAACTAACAGACTTTTTTCAAATAGAAACCACTAGAGTTAGAATACATCGACAACTACCAGGTCAGACAATCCCTATGCACACGGATGATAATAACATCAAAGCTACTGACTCGGCTCATTACAGACTAAGAATGTTAACAGCACTTTCCGAAAGTGAAGATTTTATATACAGGTTTTCGATAGACAACGAAATAGAAGAATATTCTCTTAAAAAAGGAGAAAGTATTATATTTGATCCAGATAAAGTAGCTCACGGTATGGTTAATAAGTCAAAAACAGATATTAGATACTGTTTTGTTCAGATCTTTAAAGCGTACCCAATAGCAAACTGGACAAAAAATTTTATTAATGATGAAGCAACAATAGTGCTATGAATAAAGATTTTGGTACAGCCTTTCACAAACCTAATGGTAACGCAGTAAAAGTTACAGTAAACGAATTTAGAGAAAAATTATATCTTCACATAAGAGAGTATACTATGGATGGAGATACTGGTCAGTGGTTCCCTACTAAATCAGGTTTTTCAATACCTGCTGATGAAGTTAGTTCGCTAATACCCTTGCTAGAAGATGCGAGTGATTTAGTAGCTAAAAGGTTCATCTGGAATACACAACTAGAATTAGAATTGGAGAATGATTATGAGTATTAAAGCTTGGAGCGATGAGCAAGAAGTTGAACTAATACATATGTATACTGAAGAAAACGAAAAAGACGTTCATAAATTAGCGGAACACTTCTCAAAAGGTTATAGAAGTGTTATAAGTAAATTGGTTCAATTAAAAATTTATGAAAAACCAGAAATTTCAGAAGATGATAAGTCGCAAACAGTTAAAGTTATGCTACGAGAGTTAGAAGATATTCTAGGTATTCAAGTTGAAGGAACTAATTTAAATAAAAAAGAAAACTTAAGTCAACTTTTAGAGGCAATCAAAAAGAGGATAGAATGAACGAAAGACATGAAGAATATATGAAACGTCGTATGAGAGAAGAAAATCAGTTAGAAGATTTAGCTCATGATAGTAAGTATATTTATGAGTCACCAGATAACGGAAAAACTATATATCAGAGAAATATTGGAGCTACTAAGAGAAATCGCATAGTAAGATCTTGTCCAGAAGAGCAAAAAATTTATGATCATCTTGATGTAAAAATTGCACCTCAACAGAGTTCCGACGGCTACAAAACATTTACTGTTGGAGTTAGTTACGATGAGTCATTATTTCAACCAGTAAAAATAGAGTATAAATATAATGAAGATGTCTTACTTAAAGAATTTAAACAATATATTGATTCTACTTACGGTGAGCACTACTCAAAAGACAAATTTCAAGCTACTGAATTTATCGTAGATGGAGGACACGGTACAGGATTCTGTATTGGGAATGTTCTTAAGTACGCGCAAAGATATGGGAAAAAGGGAACACGTGAAGACGCTCGTAAAGATTTGATGAAGGTTCTCCACTACTCCTTAATGCAACTTTATGTTCACGATTTAGAAAAATAAAATATACTTTAAACTTTCTTAATGCTTATTTTTTCGATATTATCTTTATATGAATTATAAAGAACTCAAACAACTTATCCAAAAACATAACCTTGCTTATTATGACAACTCAGCATCGATGATTACAGACGCTGAGTATGATCAGTTATATGATAAACTTGAAGCAATCGAAAAGGCACAAGGTTGGCGAGACCACGATTCTCCTACTAAGCATGTAGGCGGTTCTGGGGGTAAAATCACTCACCCACATAAACTCTACTCACTCCGTAAAGTATATGTTATTGAAGAAGTAGATGATTTTATGTCAGTTAAACTTCCTAAAATTGATGGAGCTAATCTAACTCTTATTTATCGTAGAGGAAAACTGCGTATGGGATTGACTCGTGGTAATGGTGAGCAAGGTACAGACGTAACACATCTTATTGGGATGTTGATTGGCGCTCCTGTCAAGATCGACACAGAAGAACATGAAGTAGTGCTTAATGGTGAGTGTGTTACTGAGAATAATGTAGAAAACTATCGTAACTATGTAAGCGGCGCACTTGGGCTTGATAGTCCTAGCGAGTTTGCGGAACGTAATATAAAATTTATTGTTCATGATTGGTTAGGCGTCAATATGAACTTTACAACACGTATGAAAATTGTTAAGAACATGGGATTCTATACAGTTCTTGATGATGAATCTTGGAATTACCCACAAGACGGTGTGGTGTACCGTACAGATTCTTGGGAACAAGAACGTAGTTTAGGTCACACTTCAAAGTACCCTAAGTTTGCAGTAGCTCTTAAAGAGCGTGAAACTCAAACAGCAATAACTATGTTAAAAGCAGTACAATGGACTATTGGACGCACAGGGCAAGTTAGTCCAACAGGCATCATTGACCCTGTAACTCTTGACGATGCAGAGATTAGGCGTGTAACTCTTCATAATATTGGAATTATTCAAGAGCACAATCTTGGTCTAGGTGATATGATTGAGATTGAACGTGCAGGCGGGGTGATTCCAAAGTTTCTAAGAGTTATAGAACACTCACTACACAATGAAAAGATTACAAAACTATCTGCTGAAAAGGCCATAGGAGCAACTACAAAGCGAGATGGTCCTAGACTAGTGGTCGCAGATAAGAATAATATAAACACATCAAAAGTTTTAGAACATTTTATCAAAACTATTGATATTAAAGGATTAGGCCCAGCTTCTGTAAAGAAGTTAGGTTTAACACACCCAGTCGATCTGTTTGACGGATTTTGTGATTGGGACAAGCTTGGTGCTAATGGCATCAAAGTGGAAGCTGAGATAGAAAGAACAAAGACTAAACCTTATGAAATTGTTCTTGCATCCCTTGGCATACCTGGATTAGGGAGATCTGCTAGTAAACTTGTTGTTAGTAAGATTCCTGCGTTCAGAAATCTAAGAGATATTGAAACCACTTATATAAAAGGTATTGGTCCATCGACGATAGAATCAGTACTGTCTTGGCTTGAAGAAAATGAAGACTGGGTGTTAACCTTACCTCTCCAACTTGAACAGAATGTGACGGTTGAAGAAGTAGTCGGAACCCCCGCTCGTAAAGTATGTATTACAGGTAAGATGGATATGACACGAAGTCAACTGTCAGATATACTGCAAGAAAAAGGATTTAAAGTATCTTCAACAGTCACTAAAGATTGTTACGCTTTAATAACCGGTGGAGATACTACATCTTCTAAATATAAAAAAGCAGTAACTCTAGGAGTAACCATTGTGGACTATTGGTCAAGCAAAAAGGATGTGATATCTGGTGATTTTTAATATATTTAATAATGACCACGAAAGCAGATACCGTCACATTTCAGTTGCTTCTCATAAAGTTTTTCTGTAATATCTATATATAAAGTCAAGAGAGACAATAATCTCTTGGAAACATTCAACAACTAACTAAATGATCGAGGGGATCAACAATATGTCAAAATTTGAATATACTGAAGATATGGTAGCCCGTATGCACGATGTAGCTGCATCAGGTGTTACTGAAGAGTCAATCGAAGGTCTTATGACTGAATTCGATTTTCCACGTCGTTCTGTAACTGCAAAGCTTCGTAAGCTTGGTTACGACGTACCTAAGAAGCCGGGCGCAGCTCCTGTTTTCTCAGCTGATGAGACAGACGCACTTGCTTCATTCTTGAATACTAATTCAGGAAATATGACTGCTGAAGAAATTGCTGAAGGATTTATGAGCGGCAAATTCACTGCACGTCAAATCAACGGTAAAGCACTTTCATTGGAAATGACTTCACACGTGAAGCCAGCTGAAAAGAAAGTAACTCCACGTACTTACTCAGATGATGAAGAAGCTAAGATCAGTGATATGGTCGATGGCGGTTCTTATCTTGAAGAGATTGCAGACGCAATGGGTCGTTCAGTCAACTCAATTCGTGGTAAACTGTTGTCAATGGGTCTTAAAGCTCCACAGCGTGATAAGAAGGCTGTTAAGTCAGATCCATATGAGGGTATCGAAGATATGCTCGACCAAACTGTTGAAGAGATTGCAGAATCATTCGACAAAACAGTACGTGGCGTAAAGACTGTTCTTACACGCCGTGGACTAAGCTGCGCAGACTACACTCCGAAAGCTGCTGGCGAGTAATTAATACTCACAATTGTGAATATTAATAAGGGGATGGCGGCAACGTCATCCCTTATCTTTTATGACAGAGAAAACTTTTATACTCGAAACCTTACCTGATGAAGCCTTAGATGCTATACTGTCTCTACATCCAGAGGCCAAGGACAAGTACTTTTCAAAATTAGCATCTAACCAATACCCAAAAATAAATAAAGATTCAGAGCAATTCAAAGACCTTGTAGAAACCTTTATTAGTTCATTTTATATTGAAAAACTGTATAGAACTAATCGATTCTTTAATGAGAAGTTTACCCCGGTTTACACACAGAGTGGACTTATCAGAAACATTATCGCTGATATTTATTTTACCGATGACGACTTAATCACCCACTAATAAACAACAATCAATTTGCACTCTTCTCTGTTTTTTGTTATTATATACAAAATAACAGGA